CCCTCAGCAACAATACGTCCGATAGTAGCTACATCTTCTTTTAAAGTTTTACGATTTTCTATCCAAGATTTTGATGAAATTTCATTAATAAGGAAATTAACGTCAGAATCTTTATTAGCCTTTCTTACGTTTTCACATAATGAATGTATGCCTGAAAGGTTTTTATTTTCACGGATTGTGTTTGTATATTTCTTTATAACCTTTTTACCCTGAGATGTTTTATATAATTCAGGTGCTATAGCTTCAAAGGCCTCTTTCAAATAAACAAAACTCTTTTTAGAAAGGTCATTAGCCTCAATGCAACGATTAATGTAGCTTGCACGTTCATCACAAGCTTCATTTATCTTTTTTCTATATTCTTCAACTTCTTTTAAAGTATTTAAATTTTTAATGTTATCCATGTTTGTATTTTTAATCATAAATAGTTGAATTATTTGGTTTTGTTCTTAAGCTTATTCTTATATTTTTTAGATTCAGCTACAATCTGGCTTACTCCACTGGCAATTGCAGACTCCTTATCTATTTTTTTAGATGCCTCTTCAATCAGCTTAGTTCTTTCATTGTTGTCAATTGTTACCAATTCATCAATTTTGTTGCAAATAACCTTAATTTGATGTTCCATTGTTGCATTTTTAGTCTCTATATCAACTGGTTCTTCAACAAATCCAGATTCTATTTTTTCTGCTTCATTTAACATATCAAAATACTGCTGGAATACAGACTTAACGGCTTGGTGTTTATTCTCTTTAATTAATTTCTTTGTTTCCATTAATGGTCCGCCGTTATCTAAATCTGGGGCACCTCCCATATCAGACTCACCAGTTTCTCCACCAATCATGCCATCGGTGTCTCCACCTGGTTCCCCAAGATTACCCATCATGTTTGTATCGCCAAGGTCTCCGCCAATATCGCCGCCACCTATAGGAGCGCCACCGCCTCCGCCAAGGCCCATTCCACCGTCTTGACCTTGCTGTGGTTGCATTGGCTGAGGATTATTCATTGCATCATAATCGCCATATATTCTATCTGTAGTCTTGAATATACCAGTTTCTTTTATAATGTTAGGTGTATTTGCTAACTCAACAGCAATAGCCTTTTCTAAGCGTATTTCATTAAGCATATCTTTAATTTCGCTATCAGTCATTTTAAGTATTTCCTTTAATCCCTTATGTAATGACATAATAGGAATTCCATTTCCTGGGTCCGCCAATACTGACTGTAAAATAGTTACTCGCTTCTGTAAATCATCAATTTCCTGTGACTCAATCTGTGATGTAGGATTATTTAAAGATATTTGGAAGTTACCGATTTCATCTTCAAGTCCAAGTAAATAAAGATGAATCATAGCAATCTTATTAAGTTCCATTAATAAGAACTGCTGGATTCTATTAATCATTCTAGCAAAACGAATATCAATAAATGAAAGGTTTTGTGCTTTACCCTGGGCTTCTTTAAAGTTTAAAAATGTCTTTGGAACTCTAAGAGCACAGAATACCTTATTCTGCATATATTCGATATCTTCCATTTGAACCTGACTATTAGCACCAGCTAAAGTTTCGATAGGTGTTGGGGCATCTTCTCTTCTTACAGGGATAAAATAGTCACTTGATATATCAAGGAAGTTTTTTCTTAAATCAATCTGGCCAGTTGCTGGGTCAATAATTGCTGTTCTTTTAAATCTATCAGCAATTTCATCAATGTATGCTGGCACGTCATTATCATCAATGGCACCAACATAAATTTTAAATATACGACGCTCAATAGCCTTATCGAGCCTCCATATTAACATAGCATCTTCCATCATTGACCACATTCTCCAAGCTCTACGTGCTTTATGTAGCATAGAAACACCATATGGCAAGAAGAAAGAGTCTTCAAGTAAACGGAAGTGAGCTATTTGCCAGTTTCTATATATTTGGTCTCCACCTTGACCTCTCCAAAGGAATTTAATTTCATCTGGTGATAAATCGTTAGAGTTTTTTGGCAATTCAATAGAATAAGAGGCTCCATAGCCATTTTCTATTCTATCCATTTCATAAACTGGCATCATCATCCAGCCCATTACACCGTTATCTTTGCTAACATTAAGTAAATTAAATGTGTTACCATACTTACATGTATGTCTGGCAATCATTGGTAATTCTGTATAAATGTGTAATCTATTCACAAACAAATCCTCCAAAATTGATTTAACACGTGGAGACTTTGATGAAATATTTAACATTTTACCCTTACTGTTTAATGGGCATGCTTCTTCCGATATAATATCAAGTGCAGTACCAATTTCTGGGGTACCATCCATTAAGTCAACATCACGATACATCAACTTAACGGCTGTATAGCCATTTAAACTTTCCAGGGCATTATCCATTGTGGCCTTTCTCCACTGGTATGCCAAATACTTTTCTTGCTTTAAACTTGATAATTTCTTTTCATAAGCGGCCTTATCGTTTGTACTATATATAACCCTGTTAGTAGGTGTTTGAGCCATACTTACTACAGGACTTGCCCAAGACCCCCTTGCAGCACGCCAAACGTTATTAAGACGCTGAAATATTGTTAAATTATTATCTGCCATAATTTTGTATATTTAGAATTATATAAATATACTCCACAAAAATGGAATAGTCAATTGTATATACATATAAATAGTTTGTTTTTCTATTTAGAACTCAATAACTTAAGACAAAAAATAAGCCGCAAAAACTGCGGCTTATATTTCTTATTTATTTTACATAGAATCCAAGTGGCGTATATTGCTGAATTTTGTTTGTATTTTCGACAAGTTCGGCCTGTTCTTTCATCATGTTTGCTGGCCTCATTCTCTCTAAACGTTTCATTAGAGCTTCCATAGCAGCATCATATTCTTCTTTACCCTGTTGTAATAGAATTTGGTAATCTAATGACATTTCAGCCTGTGGTATACTAACCTTTCCACTATATTTACCTCTTGTTAAACCTAAAGTTTGTTTAGCTTTAGCGAAGAACAACTGACGAACAATAACCTTAGTTGGGTCATTTAAAAATTCAAAACGCAAATTACTCAAAGGAACTTGGTCAGGACTCAATATAACGTCATCAGCATGGTATGCCATACATTCCTCCTCATCTTCAGCAGAAGTTGTATCATAATAAGTATACCAAACTTCTGAGCCAACCAATCCAAGACTACCGTTAATCAATCCCGAAAAGCCGAATGAAAGCTTGCTTCCTGGAACCGACATTAAGTGTATTAAATGCGTACCATCAGGACCTGCAGTTACTTTATAAGTTAAGTCACCACGGAATAAACGGCTTTTAAAATTCAAATCGGCAGCCATATATGCTACGTCTGCAGCTTGAGTTGTATAGAAGCCTCCCATACCAGCGCCATAGCCATAACCAGCACCAACCTGGCCCAAACCAGGCATAAAGCCTACGCCGCCACCCATATAGTTAGCAAACATAGCAACATCGGTCATTGGTGGATTTACATACATAACTTTGTTGATTGTACGTCCAGATGGAACCACATAAACCTGTTTTCCTTTTTCGATTGTAATAAAGTCCTTCTTAAGTTCCCATGGGCCCTCTTGTTGAAGACCAACCTGCTTTGAAAACCAGTATGAATATTCTTTACTTAAATCTAAGCTTCTAGCCATGAACGCCATCGATAGTTCTTTTGCATTAGCAATATTTTTGCCATAAAAGCCCATCCAGTTGTTAGCAATAACCTCATTTAAAGTACGCTCTGAATAATCTTCTATAGCAATTTTAAGCAAATCACATAATTGTTCATCTGTTAATTCTACAGAAACTACTGGAGCACCAAGTGCATGCCTTAGTGCAGTGAACATATCTTGTACTTCTTGAGTTATTTTAGCCATAGTTAATTAATATATAGATAAATAGTTTTTATTACTTAATTAGCCATCTGTATGCAGCAAATTTATCATTAGAAACGGCTTTCTTGCTATAAAATGGCATAGTATGCTTTATTGGCTCCGCTGATACTTGTGCATTATATTTTGGTCTTTCTATTGATACTTTGCTTGCTGTCCAAGCTTTAAGCATAGACTTATCTTTTGCAATATTATCCATGACTTTTTTTAGTGAATAAGTCATAACGAATACTGCCATTGCAAGACATGTTAAGGTATCATCATGACAACCATCCTGGTGGTCTATACGCGCTGCAGTTCCTTTATAAATCCAAGTATCAAGTTCGGCTATAACACGCTTAGACCTAATCTTAATTTGATTAGTTTTAACCATGTTAGCAAAGAATGTCAACATCTGGAAACGAACAGCATTACTATGGAAGCCAGGTAGTTTTCCATCAACTTCTTTTAAAGATGAAGCATCTATTTGTAGTGTATATTTATTCAAAGTTGCGTCATCATAATATAAGTTTTTGTAACCAAGGCGCATCATAGTCAATATACATGCATCTCCAGTACCACCGATACAATCAACAATACAAAAGGCTTCACCATACATATTACCATATCTGAATGCCAACTCGCCGATAACATCACCAGTTTGTTTACCATGGTATTCAAGCACTTGTTCTAAACAAGGCGTACCGTCATCGTCAATGCCATCCATGTCCAGAATTTCAATAGCAGTTCTATCGGCGGCGTCTCCTCTTGAACAGTCAATACTCATTATATATCTATGACCTACAATTGGTTCTTTCCATATCCATGTATCTTCAACCAACACATCACTATAAAGTGGGTCCCTTTGGTTAAGATTTTGTTGCATCTCAATATACTCTGGTTCTACAACGTTAGAAGCAGAACCTAAGAATGATACGTCCAACTCTTGGGCTATCTTTTGAGAGTCATTATTAAACTGTTGACACATCTTGACATACCATGGTGAACGTGGGGTCCATCCATCTTCAATCATTTTATCCCAATGCGCTTGGTCATATTTAATATTACCCTCATTATCTATTGTGGCTTCTTTTTCAACATAAATTTCACCACTATCTGGGTCTTTTTTTGTCCATTCCAAATTTTTATTATAACGTGGGTCTTGATACCATTTCATTTCAACCAATTCAAAGTTATTCCAGTCACTAGTACCTTTTAACTTTGCCTGTCTACAAGTTTCATAGTAAAGCATATCTTTACCATTAGGGGTTGAAATCATGATAATATGACCACCAGTTGATACTGTAGGAAGGGCTGAAGCATATACATCATTACCGTTTTCTATGAAGGCAGCCTCATCGAAGATTAACCATTGAACACCGCCCACACCACGAGATGCGTCAGGACCAGATGAACGAGCTACTACCTTACAACCATTTTTAAGAACCAATTCCTTTGAGTTACATACGTCAAATATAATATTTTTGTTTTTAGGAGGAAGCATTGGGTCTTGACCAATATTCATAAACTCATCACCCCACATCCATAACGGAAATTGAAGTAAAAAGTCTCTTATTTTAAAAAGCATTTGTTGTGCAAGGTCCAATGTATTACCAATAGCCAAAACTGTTTGTGGTGATTCTTTGTCTGTAAGGCACATCTCACAAGCTATAAATGCACCAGCAGTTGTTGTAATACCAGCTTGTCTCGGCTTAGTAGTAACAACGTTGTTGGCATTACCAAGTGTTCGACAAAGGTCCATCTGTCTTGGAAATAAATTAAATGGAACTTCCCTTTTCTTTGTATTATCAAAAGTTTTAAGGAAGTGGGTTATCATATAAATCCTTGATTTATCTCGATAACATTTTGCAAACTCAGTTGCTAAATAATCATAATCAATTATCATATTTAAATTTAACCTATTAAATAAATAGCTTTTATTTTGCTTTTTATTTTTTTTGTTAGTATATTTGCACAAAAAGCAATAATATGGATTATTCTAAACAATCAATTGAAGACTTAGAAAAAGCTCAAAAAAAACTTGATAAAGTTTATAATGATAAATTAAATGAGTGCTGTTCCAAGGGTATGTCTTGGGAAGATTTCATGGAAGAAGCTAAGAGTGAAAAAGAAGAGCTTTATTTCATTAGTAAATATATTAGGCTTAAAAAGGAACCGACAATATCGTTTGATACAGAAAGAGGAGGTGAAGAGTTTACTTTAGAAGAGTTTAAAAAAATTTGTACCACTTCAAATATGTTTACCGATTCTGACGGTTTTGGGGTATATGCAACAGAAAAGGGGGTTAGTGATATAGAAGTAATACCTTCAGATTTTGTAGAAGGAATCTATAGAACTGATTTTTCACATATATTATGGTATAATAAATAAAATATGAAGATAGATATTAACACTAAAACTACAAAAGAGGCTGACATAAAGTATTTCTGCCTCGACGTAAATGCGCGTTACCTTGAGGACGCAACTGTGAATGGAGAAGAAGATATTTGCTATGATGACCAGGTAAAAGGTAAGGAATCAATCATGCCTTTTATGAGAACAGAAGGTAAAGAACGATTCTGGAAAATAAAAATTGACGTAGAAACTGGTGCAGTTGTAGATTGGCCTAAAGACAAAATGGCTGATATACACTATAAGGTATGTGATGAGGGCACATATTGGTTAGAAGATGCTAATGGTAATGAAATTCATAAAATAGAATCTTATGTTCCAGGAATTTTAGATTTTTATGGTGATTCTTATGGGGATTATCTTGTAATGACCATTAAAGAAGGACGTATTCTTGAATGGGAAAATGATTGGTTTAAGAACCATATAGACATTTTTTTAGAAAATGAAGGCTGTTAAAAACATATTAACAATATTTATAATTTTTCTTACAATTTCCTGCGCCAAAGGAGGTGTAGAAAGAATTGATGTAGACAAAACTGTCTATAATTATATTCTTGCTAGTACCACCTGGGATGGAGATAGTATGAGGATAAACTTTGTAGATGATAAAAAAGCTACTATTTTAAGCTCTCTTCAGAGAATACCAATAGATAAGTTTAATGTAAGCTACATACTTGGATATGACCATCTTGGTATGCTGTCTGAGCATATAACCGATTATTCTTTGGGTATTAACATACAAAATAGTAAATTTATAACAGATGATAGTTTTGAAACAGAATTTGTTTTCCTTTTAACAAATGAAGGAATTGTAGATACTATAAGATATAAAGAACTTTTTATTAAACAATATTAAGATGAAAAAATTTTTATTTTTTATTACATGTATGCTTGTAGCAAGCATATCATTTGCACAGCCCGCACCTAATACTTTTATGGGGGGCTTTAATAGTGGTAATAATCCGAGTGCTCAGCAGTTCAGAGGACCCGCTAGACGTGGAATGAACATGAATCCTATCCGTTTCCGTGGTTGGGGTGGTATGTTTAACTTTGAAGAGCATCAGTTTCAGCCTATTTTTAGGCTTAATACACCTTATCTAAATCAGGTGCGCGTATATATAAGCGAAATACCTGCATTTGAGCAGCGGTTCTCTCATAAGAGAAATTCTGTTGTAACCTTTGAAATTCCTGGCGATTCTACAAGTACCACACTTTTGAGATTTTATGGCGTAGATGAGACTATTGAGTTTCTTAAGGAGATAAAGGCTATTATGGTTGAGATTAGTAATGATAAAAAGCTGTCCGATAAGGAAATTAAAGCATATACTAAGAGA